GAAAAAATAAGATTTAGTAATTATTAAATAAAATCCTTTAAAAAGTTAAAAAAACGTAAGAAAATGATATAATAATAGCAATTAAACATTTAGTCCTACTGGAAGAACCAGCGGACACTGAACTACAAAGAGCATAAGTGATATTGCTCTGTAGTTTGGTGTCCGCTTTTTTTATTTTGCTTAGAGGTGATGGGAATGAAAAAGATTCGTAATCAGCAGCAAAAGAAACAGAATAGGCAGCATAAGAAAGAAAAGTTAAGCATTCGAGATATAGAGGAATTAATGGGTATTCGTAGAGTGCGATATGAACGTGGTCATGGCGGAGCCCTTAGACAAAAATAAAAACTTTGGAGGAATTAATATGAAAAAACAATTATCATTCAAAATGCCAGTTGTAGATGGAAAGAGAACGAAACAAGCGGTTGAAGAAGTATTCGAAGTGTATCGTCAGTATTTAGCAACAATGCCAAGTGATATCTTGCCTAAAGTTACATCAGCATATTCTATTATTCCTCCATCATTTACAAATGCATTTCATAGTTCTACGGAAGAGATTGCTATTGAAAGAATAGAATACGAGCAGGAACGAAATGAATTCATGAGTTGGATCTACGATGGTGTCAATCGTCTAAAGGATGATGAACGCCGAATAATATTAGAAAGATTTATGGGAGACCTACCAGGATATGATCCTGATATTTGGCTAGATCTAGGAGTAGGAAAAACAAAGTATTACAAATTGAAAGGGCAAGCATTATTACGTTTGGCTTTCATTTTAAAAATAGAAGTGTATAAAAAGAATCATAGACAGGCGGAGGTGAAAAGTGCATGAATTTAGTTCAGCCAATTCGTGATAAAGAAGCTATTCAGGAAATTAAAGAGTTTTTTAAGGAACAGAATGAGCGAAATTACATTTTATTCCTTTTGGGTATTAATACTGGATTACGGATTTCTGATATATTACGTCTTCGAATACGTGATGTAGAAGGCTGGAGTATCTTCATCCGGGAAAAGAAAACAAAGAAAGTTAAAGAAGTGAAGATGCCGTCCGAACTAAAGAGAGCGATAAGGGAATATGCAAATGGAAGACCGAAGAATGAATTCCTTATTAAGAGCAGAAACGGCAAGAACAAACCAATTACTAGATCAATGGCTTATGTAATATTGAATCAGGCAGCAAGAGAGTTTGGTTTGGAACGAATCGGTACTCACTCACTTAGAAAAACATATGGATATCATCACTATAAGCAATTTAAAGATGTAGTTGTCTTGCAGCGAATGTTAAATCATACGGATCAAAAAGAAACATTGAGATACATTGGAATAGAACAAGATACATTAAATGATTATCAAAAGAAATTCAGAATCTAAGGATTTTATTTTTTTGTGCAATTTTTGAATTTGCTACAAAAGAAAAGTGTCAAATTGGTTTTGCTAATGTGCTGAAAAGCTTGATGGTTCTAAGAGGAATTGCGATGGACTAATTCAACACAATATGACTTATAGCGAATTCATTATTAGATATTATTAAGCTTATTTAATGGAAACTATATGAAAAGAGGCTGAAAAACGATGCAGAAAAATGATAATAAGCAGCAGGGATTAAAATGTGATGTGGTGATTTATGATGAGGCAGGAGAACATTTAAGAGATAATGGAGAAAGGTATATTTCCAATTTGATTACTAATGGATTAGGAAGTGAGGTTCAGTTAGTAGGGGGTATTGATTTTGGCAAACGTGGTGCAGATCGAACAGTTAGAGCAGCGAATCCAAGGTTGTTAGCTAAATGGAAAGAGAGTAAATAAAAAACGCGAACTTTTTGCGAACGATTCGCGGAGGATTTGCGAACGATTTGCGGACGAAATTAGTTTTTAGACGTGTTATATTTGTATTGTGAGAAATGGCGGAAAACATTTTTCACATTCCTTTATAACTCAAATGGATCGTTAGGCTATGGGTGATGATTGAGGATTAAATGAGATGTTGTTTCTTGTTTTCAATTCTAAAGTCAAATCTGTTGTGTAAACGGAGAGGGGCTTTTGCTCTTCTTCCAGTTACTTAATAATGTTGGCGCAGATGAATGTAACAATATTAGGTGATTGGAAAAAGAATAAAACTTCACGTACCACAATTAAAGTACAAATGAATAATCGAAAGAAAAGCATCCATTCGGGTGCTTTTTATTTTTGAGGAGGATGAAGGATGGGATTAAATAAGCTTGAAAAAGCTATGATTGTTGGGATAATCCTTAAAGCTCTTCGCAGTAAGCAAAAAATCAAACAATATGTCGGATTAGAAAAGATACCAGATGTAATTAAAGTACTTGATGAATTACAAATGAATACAATTTTTGAAGATAGAGAAGAAGCTTTAACAAGTGTAATCAACAAGTTGTTGGATGATCTGTTAGAGAAAGAAAAGGAGTGAGAAAAAATGGGGAAAGTTTTATACCAGTGTTTGCTTTGTGAATACAAATTGAAATTAGAGTTAGGAAAAGGAAATTATGAGGAAGTGAAGGTTTGTCCGAAGTGTAATGGCGCTTTGGTAGATAGATACAAAATGAACAAGTATAAGCGTCATGGTGAACTTGCAACAAGTGAGGAAGAAATCTATATCAATAGTATGGAATCATGGATTAAAGAGCAAGAATCCAGAAGGGAACAGATTTTGTCTACAATAAAAACGAGTTCGGAAATTGTGGAACAGAATAAAATACAATTACGTTGGCTAGATAAAGCGCTTGAAGTTGCTAAGTTTGAATTTGAAGAGTGGAAGAAAAATAACAGTATTGCTATACCTAATGGATGAGGTGAATGTGGTGGAGAATGAACAACTTATCCAGCTTATAAAAGAAGATAAGCTTATGAAGTTCTATAAGTCTAAAGAGTGGAGAGCATTAAGATTAAAAGCAATTGATCGAGCTAAGAGTGAATGTGAGCATTGCAAACAGGAAGGAAAGGTAACAACACGAGATACACTTGATGAACGTGGACGCAAGACAAAGATGGATGTGAATCATATCAAACCAGTTAAGACTCATCCACATCTTGCATTGGAATTAGATAATCTTGAATACATTTGTGTACGTCACCATAATATTGCTGATGGTAAGGATAAGATGATTCGTAATAGTGAACCTAAGTTCGTCAATGAGGAGCGCTGGTAGCTATGATAATTGCGGATGGTAGTTGGACATTCGATACTGACTTAATGATTCAATACGCTGAGAAGAGCGAGAGGACGTCATATGAGCGCGACATGCTCAATCAGTTCCGGAAGTATTCTTATTGGCGTTACTGTCAGATAAGAGACTGTGCGAACCCAAGAAAGTGTAAGAGACTTAAGCTCGTTGATGTAAGAGAAAGATTACAAGAAGAAAAGAATTTAATATTTACAAAAGAAATTTTAAAGATTTCTAGTGAAGAGGTCTTTTTTATTTTGAATTTTATTGAAGAATATTTTGAATTAGTTTCTTAAACACCCCCCGGTCAAAAAAGTTTGGCTTTTCCTTGGAGGACCATTCAACGGGGGGAGGAGAGCGGTTAAAACATTTTTGCGAATTTAAAAGTAAGAGGGGGGGTACTTGTGCGGAAACTATCAAAAAAAGCACAAATAAAGCAAGATTTATTACAACAATTGGAAATCGGTGGTTTGAACGGTATGCACTACGTTGATCTTGTTGATGACTACATGACAATGTTTGATGTGAAGAATAAGCTAGCAAGGGAAATGAAAAGGAACGGACCAATGATTGAATGGCAAAATAGTGATAGTCAAAAGGGAGTTAAAGCAAACCCAGCTACAAAAGAATTTCGTGAGACAAATAAGCGCATGACAGAATTATTAAAAGTGCTTGGTTTGAAAGAACCGATATATGAAGGAAATGATGATGATGACGACATCTAGATTTCCAACTACATATAAGTATCATCCTTACATCGATGAGTATATGCGTATGGTTGAAAATGAGGAAATACAAAGTTGTAAAGAACAAAAACAACTCATGGAGTTTCTTCGTTGGAAGTTAGATCAGCCTGGTGTAGTAATTGATGCAGATGCTATTGAAAAATCGGTGGAAAAGCCAGCCCCCTATTTTTCTTTTTCACTATTCGCTTGGCAAAGGTTCTGTAATGCGTTTTTTTACGGTGTGCGTTATGATGATGGTCGTCTTATGTTTGATAGATATCTGTTGCTACTTGGTCGTGGGGCAGGTAAAAACGGATATATCAGTTATGACTGTTTTTATATGTTAAGTGGTCATCATGGGATTAAGAATTATGATATAGACATTGTAGCAACCTCAGAGGATCAGGCGAAAACCTCATTCGAAGATGTTTTAAATATTTTAGAAACGCCCAAATTTGCAAAGAAATTAAAAAAGGTTTTTTATAAATCAAAAAAACTCATTAAACATTATAAAACTAAATCTAAATTTGAATTTAACACTTCAAATGCTCGTACAAAAGATGGTAAACGAAGTGGAACTGTTATATTTGATGAGTTACATGAGTATGAGGATTATTCAAATATAAAAGTTTTTACATCGGGTTTAGGTAAAAAGAAAGATCCAAGGATTTTCTATATTACAACGGATGGTAATGTCCGTGGCGGCGTATTGGATGATATGAAAGACGAGGCCCAGATGGTGTTGAATAAAGAATTACCACATTCCACACTATTTCCTTTCATATGTAAGCTTGATGATGAAAAAGAAGTTCATGACGAGTCTATGTGGGAAAAGGCAAATCCTTCATATAGATACAATGAAAATTTACAACATGAAATGCGAAAAGAATACCATGATATGAAGCGTAATAGTGCATTACGAATTGAGTTCATGACAAAAAGAATGAATTTACCTGTCGAAGATACGAGGAAAGAAGTTGCTACCTATGAGGAAAGATTAGCTACAGAACAGTCATTCCCTGAAAATGTTCAAGGGATAGAATGTATAGGAGCAGTTGACTTCGCGCAAATTCGTGATTTCTGTTCAGTTGGAATCTTATTTAAAAAAGATGGGAACCGATATTGGAAGCAGCACACATTCATGCATCATACGGCTCCTAAATTGCAAGATATCAATCCAGATATTATTAGAATCGCCATTGAGAAGGGTTTGCTTACTGTTGTTTATGACAAATCAATCAGTGCAGAACACGTGCGAGATTGGTTTGTAATGATGAATAAGGAATATCGTATAAAAAAAGTCAGTATGGACTTGTATCGTTCAGCTATTTTAAAAGAATCGCTTGAAGAGGCAGGTTTTGAAATCGAAATTGTTCGTCGTGGGCCAGCAACTCATAGTAAGCTTGCTCCACTTGTAGAAGAGATATTTATCAAACATACCATTGTTTTTGGTGATGACCCATTGATGCGTTGGTATGTTGGAAATGTTTATAAAGAAGAAAAAATGAATGGCAATATTGAATATAAAAAGGTTGATAAAGAGAAGCGAAAAACAGATGGTTTTTTCGCTTTTTTACATGCGCTTAATTGTGATAGTGAGTTAAAAGAATCAAATACTTTAACAAAAGAAAATGTTAGAAAGATATTTAAATCATTTAGTGTATAAAAGGTGGTGAGAATATGGGGTTAAGAGGTTGGGTAAGAGGTTTTTTTGGAAGCAGTAAAACCCTTACTTTAGATTCGAGCTGTTATGAGTTAGCGCTTGATTATTTTTATAAAAAACTAGCTGTAGAAAGTTGCATTGATTTAATTGCAAATGCTTTAACAAGGTGTGAATTCCAAACCTTTGAAAAAGGGAAAGAAAAACGTGGTGGGAATCATTATCTATTAAATGTACAACCAAATCAAAATCAAAATGCATCGGAGTTTATGCATAGCTTAGTAAATCATTTGATTATGGAAAATGAATGTGTTGTTATTATGCAGAATGAGCAGTTGTATATTGCCGATTCCTTTAATGTTACCAAGTTTGCATTAAAAGAGAATATATATAACGACATAACAATTGAAGACTTCACTTTTAAAAAATCATTTAATGAATCAGAGGTTTTCCACTTTAAATTAAACGACCGTAATATTATGCAAATAATTGACGGGATGTATAGTAGTTTTGGAAAATTGCTCGCTTCGTCCATTGATTATTATAAAAGAAAAAATAATAAACGTTTATTAATTAAAGGTGATTTTTTAAGAGCACAAGATCCAGAAACGCAAGCGGCGATTGATGAAATGTTTGAAGGGCAGTTAAAAAATTGGTTTAACGCAGACAAGGCTGGTTCAGCTTTTCAATTACAAGATGGTTATGTAATCGAAGATATGAGCGATAGCAAAAATGGCGCCTCAAATAGTAGTACAAGTCGTGATGTTAGCGATTTAATCAATGACATATTTAATTATGTAGCCATTGCCTTTCATGTTCCAATTGGGATTTTAAAAGGTGATGTCGCAGATATTGAAAAACAAATGGATTCATTTCTCGCTTTTTGTATTAATCCGATTGCCGAATTGATTCAAGATGAATTTAACCGGAAGATGTACACCCAAAAAGAATATATAGAACGCACATATTTAAAGATAGATACAACGAAAATTAAAGTTGTTGATATTACGAAACTAGCAACAGCACTAGATAAGCTCTTTGCAATCGGTGGTTTATCCATTAATGATATCTTAATTATTCTTGGTAGAGAGCCGATTGGAGAGGAATGGGCAAATAAACGCTTTGTTACAAAGAATTATCAAGAAACTGATTCTTTGGAGGGAGGTGAGAAGAATGGAGATAACTAAGGTGTATAAAAATGATGCATTTAAAAAATACTTAAATTTGGAAAGGCCAAAGAACGAAGGAGAAAATGATATTTATGTTTACGGTACAATCGGTGAAAGCTGGTGGGAAGAATCTGTTTCAGCTAATGCGATAAAGCGTAAATTAAGTAACGTCAAAGATGGCGACATTCATTTATATATCAATTCATTTGGCGGTAGCGTATTTGATGGTATATCAATTTATAACCAATTAAAAAGACATTCCTCGAAAGTCATTGTTCATGTTGATGGTATTGCAGCGTCAGCGGCATCATTAATTGCTATGGCTGGGGATGAAATTATAATGCCAGCCAATTCAATGCTAATGGTTCATCGTGCGTCTACATTCGCATGGGGAAATAGAGAAGTTTTTGAACAACAATTAAACGCTCTTGATAAAATTGATCAATCAGTTACAAATACTTACATGAAACGATTTGTAGGTGAACGTTCTGAAATGGAAGAGCTATTAAAAAATGAAACATGGCTAACCGCAGAAGAGTGTAAGGCATTTGGCTTGTGCGATGAAATTGCGGATGAAACAGAAGAACCTAACGAACAATCCAGTCCAGAAGATGTAAAAAATAATTTGCTTCAGAAATACACAGCAAGGGCAGAGCAAAAAACACCAAAACAAGTTGAGGGCGTTGAAGAGCCTAAAAAACCAATAACTAATATGATGATGAACTACTTGGAAAATAACAAGTAGTTCTTTTATTTTGGAGGGAGAAAAGATTATGACGATTAAAAATCTAGATCGTGAAAATGGTAATATGGAAGACGTTAAAAATGAATTTAAAGCAGCTGTTGAAAATAATGATAATGATGCGTACGCAAAGGCCATGACGAAAATGGCGAATGTAATTCAAACTAATATTTTGAATGAAGTAACGCCAACAGTTCAAAGTGAAATCGCGAGTAATTTAAATAATCAGGCGGTGTTAAATTCTCGTGGGTTACATGCGTTAACTAACGAAGAACGATCATACTACAACGAAGTTATTGCAAGTGGCGAAGCGTTTGCAGGTGTTGAAAAATTAATTCCAGCAACTGTTATCGACCGCGTTTTTGAAGACTTAGTAAGAAATCGTCCTTTACTTCAAGCAATTGATTTTATTAATGTAACAGGATTAACAGAATGGATTATGAAAAAAGGTGAAATCCCAGCAGCTTGGTGGGGGAAATTATGTGATGATATTAAACAGGTCATTGATGAAGGGTTTGAGAAAGTTCAATTAAACCTTTACAAATTAAGTGCATACATTCCGGTTTGTAAAGCAATGTTAGATTTAGGCCCTGAATGGCTAGATCGTTATGTTCGTACTGTTTTGATGGAATCTATGTATATTGCACTTGAACAAGCTGTAATTAGTGGTACAGGCAAAGAACAACCAATTGGCATGATGAAAGATTTAGATGGGGCTGTAGTCGGTGGTATTTATCCAGACAAAACAGCAGTCGCGTTAAATGATTTATCGCCTAAATCATTAGGAAAAGAAATTATGGCACCATTAACGAACAATGGAAAACGAAACGTAGCAAATGTAATCATGGTTGTAAATCCTATGGATTATTGGGCACGTATTTTCCCAGCAATCACTTTCCAAAATGCTAATGGAGAATACGTACAAAATACAGCTATCCCTATTCAGTTTATCCAATCTACAGAAGTTCCAGCTGGAAAATCGGTTACTGGAATGGCAAAGGATTACTTTTTAGGTGTTGGCTCTACACAAAAAATTGAATTCTCAGATGAAGTGAAATTTATAGAAGATGAGCGTGTGTATATCGGAAAACAATATGCGAATGGTCGTCCTAAGGATAATAAATCTTTCCTTGTGTTTGATATTAGTAAATTAGGAGACAAAGAAGGAACACCAACGCCTTAAAAGGAGTGAACATTATGTATCTAGTATTAAATGATTTCATTGAAACTGAGCATGAAGGTATTACGTACAAAAAGGGCGGGCAATATCCTAAGGCGGGGTTTAAATCTAACACTAAACGTGTGAAATATTTGCAATCAACTGAAAATCAATATCAAATTGCTTTCTTAGGACCTAAACTTGAAAAAGAAAAAATACTAAGTAAGTCAAAGGTAAAGCAGTCAAATCAAGAAGAACCTAACCAAGATGATAAGTAGGTGAATATATTGGAAGATAGTCTTCTTGATGAATTAAAAAATGTTCTTAAAATCACATGGAATGAAGAAGATGCTCATTTAAATAGTATTTTAGATAAAGAAAAGGCGTATTTGTTAGGTTTGACGAATGCGTCTTTTGATTTTTCTAAGGAGTTAATACCTAAAGAGTTATTGTTAGAACGTTGTCGATACGTTTATAACAACGCTGGCGATGAATTCGAAAAAAACTATAAAAATGAATTGTCTAGACTCATTTTAGATGTGGCAATAGGAAGAGTGGGTGTTGTTAATGGTTCTGAAATCGTATAGAGAAACCTTTAACGATGGATTTTTAGAATACGGTTATAAAAAGACTGAGCGCTCTGAAGCTGGAAAAAGAATAGGCGAGAAATTTCATGCAGATGGCAAACTTGCCTATAAAGAAATGTCTTTCCGTGACAGTGATTATCAAATTGTTGGCGTTTTAACAACAGGCTTAGATTTAAAAGTAAAAACGTTGTATCCACCTTCATTTAGAAAGAAAAATAAGAACAAATTTAAGGTGCTGATTGAAGGGATCGAATATGACGTTATTAAAACTGATCATGATTCTAACAAACAATATCTTTTCTTTTATTTACAACAGGCGGTGAAATCTCGTGAATGAAAAATCTAAAAAACTTATGAAGGAACAGCGAAAGGGTATTAAAGAAAACCTCGACAATGCATTTAAGTTATTAGTTGTGGAAGATGAGCTAGCGGAAGATGAGGAATCACAATTAACAGAAGAGGGATATAATTGCTTCATTTTGGAATATGGGGAGTTTCAGCCATCTTCAAATGAACGTACAATTTCTCAAAATATATATATTAGTTATTTGTCTGAAAATCAAGATGAATTAGATGAACAGGTAATTGATATCATTTCGTTGATTAGTAAGGTGAAAATGGTATCTTTTGTGGTTACTAAAAGCGACCGTCTTCAAGTGAAAGATACAGATCGTTATATTGACCGTGTTGTCTTTACGTTTAAGAGGGTGATTCCAATTGAATGCATTTGAAGTTGATTATGCAGCAATAGAAAAACTTGAAGAAAAGATGCGGATGTTACCAAATAAAATGGAACCAGCAGTAAACACCATTCTTCATACGGATGGTATACAGATTGCAATAGAAGAGATTACAAAGCTTATTCCAGTATCTCGTTCCAAATGGAGCGTTCGAAATAAAACGCATGCCAAAAATAGCAATTGGTCAAAAAGTGAAAAGATGAATTTAGGTTTCAAGGTAATGGCACGTGGTGGAGCAGCTAATAAAAAAGGATCGTTTGGTTATTTAGTTTTCCCGAATGAAGGAAGAGGTTCACATAACCTATTAGAACAACGCTTTGCAGAACGAGGGATTATGAACGCAAAACCAAAAATTATAGAAAAACTACACAAAGGTGTAGATAAAGTATTGGAGGAGGAATTCTAGTATGGTTAAAACGATTGAAGAGTTTGATTCGGTATCGATTGTCAATGCGAGTATTCAATTTAAGAAAAATGGTACACAGGAACCTGGTGCAAAGTTTGGGTGTGTAGGGACTGTCGAAGGGGAGCCTGAAATCAAAGAAATTAAAAAAACATGTGGCGGAGTTACGATGAAGAAGAAAACTAAGACTACTGAAATTAAAATCACCGTTTCCGCACATATTCCTGTTCAAGTAGCAAGAGATTATTTTGGTTTTGATACATCGGGATTAAAAACTGGCGTATGGGCATATGGTAGTGAATCAAAGGGTAACGATTTTGTATTTACAGCGGATGTAGTGGACGAATTCCAGGATATTGTAAAATTAATTGCTTTTGCTAATTGCTCAAACTCTACAGGATTTAAGTTTTCTATTGCAAATGGCGAGGAAGAGCTAGCGATGATGGAATTAGAATTTACAGCATTACCTGATGAGTTAAATAAATTTTATTATGAAGCCTTTGTGGATGAGCTATCAGATACAACAATTGCACAAAAATGGCATACACAATTCAATTCATCTCTTGTAAAAGAAACGACACCAGCACCTTAAAAAGCCCTGATTTTATATAGGGCTTTTTCTATTAGATTAAACAAACAAAAAATGAAGGTGAGGAACCAAAAATGAAGGTACAAACAGTAACTTTAAAAGACCTTGAAGTAGTGAACGTTGAAGGTGTATTTGAAACGAGATTTATTAATGAAACAAAACACCCAGCTTTTTTAACGAATTATGCATTACAGAAAGGTAAAGACTTAGGACTTATTGAGAGTTCAATTTTTAATGATTTATTAAAGTTCCAAGCATTAGATGGTATGAACAAAGAAGAAAATACTGATTTAGAAGCTTTAGGTCAAATTGACCAAACAAACATGCATAAAATCATTTATTTAGCGTTTAGCGGAGCTAATCCTAAAGAAAATTTATCATATGAGGATTTTTTAAAAAGATTCCACGAACCATTAGTTGAATCCATGCAATTATACGCAACCTTAATTACAGATGTAATCAATCAAGATCCGAATCAATTTGCAGCAGCATTTCAAAAAAGTACAGAAAAATCCGGGAAAGATAAAAAAAAGTAAAAACTCCTGACACAAAAATTGAATGTGTAGAGGATTTATATGTGCTGTATTGCTTAGTCTCTGGTATTGACCCAGAGACTTTTTGGCATGCACCTATTTCTTCTGTAGAGCGGATTTACGCAGGGATTACGGCGTTCAATGCTTGGAGTAACAATCCGAAAGAAAGGTAGGTGAGAATGTGGCAAGAAATAATTCGGAAGTAGAAGTTATATTTAAAGCGCAGAATAAAGATTTTAATGATGCTATGAAAGGCATGAATCAAGAATCAAAAAAGCTTCGTCAAGAAATGAAATTACAAGAAGAACAGATGAAGTTAAATGCTTCTGATTCGGAAAAATTACAGGCAAAACTTAAGAATCTCTCGCAACAATATTCAGTTGCACAAAGGGCAACACAAGCAACGGCGGAACACTTACAACGCGCTAAGGCATTGTATGGAGAAAATTCGGCCGCAGTGGCTAAGCTAGAAGCGAAATTAAGAAGTCAGCAAATTTCAGAACAACAATTAGCAAATAGTATTAAACAAACTTCTGATAGCTTGAAACAAGCAAAAGAAGCCGAGCAAGAAAGAACAAGTGAAACAGCTAAAGCGGCACAAAAACTTAAAGAGCTAAAAGGGCAAGAAGAACAATTACAATCTTCTCTTTCTAAGTTAAGTGCTCAATATGAGCTTCAAAAAGCTAAACTTGGTGAAAATGCTTCAGAAGCAGAAAAGTTGCGCTTGAAAATAGATAATTTAGGAAATCAACATACTGTTGCAGCTAGTAAAGTACAAAACTATCAGCAACAGTTAGATCAAGCCAAAAAGAAATATGGCGAAAATTCAAGTGAAATTCAAAGATATGAAACACAACTTTTACAAGCTAGAACAGCAGAACAGCAATTGCAAAACCAATTAAGTGCAACAAATAGGAGTTTACAAGAACAACAAAATGCAACAAAACAGTTAAAGACGTTTTTTGACGCTACTGGCACGAGTGTAGACCATTTTGCTAATACATTAGGGAATAATCTAACGAACGCAATTAGAAGTGGTACAGCAACCGCTAGGCAGTTAGAACAAGCGCTTAAATTAATTGGTCGAGAAGCATTAGGAGCAGAAACTGATATTGAGAAGTTACAACGTTCGCTTCGTTCTGTGGATGATGGAAATTCTATACAAAATGTAAGGAATGAATTAAGAGAACTTTCACGAGAAGCGGAAAGAGCAGCTCATAGTTTCGAAGAATTGGATATTGGTTTGGAAAATGTGTTAGGTGGATTAATGGCTGGTGGTGGTATTTCAGGAGCTATTGAACAAGCACTTGATACTTCCAAATTAAAAACAAAAATTGATGTAACTTTCGAAGTTCCAGCAGCATCTAAAAAATCAGTCGAAGAAGCAGTTCGTAGTGTTGAAGCATATGGCGTTGATGTGGAGGAATCACTGGAAGGTACACGAAGACAATGGGCGTTGAATAAGGATGCATCAGATGCTGTTAATACTTCTATTGTCAAAGGTGCTGGTGTTATTGCAAACTCATATGCTGGCGTGGATTTTACAGAATTAATTCAAGAAACAAATGAGGTTGCAGCTGGAATAGGTGTATCAAACGAACAAGCGATGGCTTTAATGAATTCTTTATTAAAAGCCGGATTTCCACCTGAGCAATTAGACACTGTGGCAGAGTATGGAATGCAGATGAAAAATGCAGGGTTCAATACTAAAGAAATACAATCTATTTTCGAACAAGGAATAAATACTAAAACTTGGAATATTGATAACCTCAATGATGGAGTCAAAGAGGGGCGTATCAATATGGCAGCTTTCGGACAAGAAGTTCCGAAGGCAATGTCTGATTTACTAGAAAGCACTGATTTATCTACTGAACAAATGCAGGAATGGGGAAAGGCTGTTGCTGAAGGTGGAGAAGGCGGTTCAAAGGCAATGGCTGAGGTCGCAACGTGGATTGATGGTATTAAAGATAAGTCATTACAAAACGCTATAGCGACAGAAGTTTTTAAAACAAAATGGGAAGATCAAGGCAAGAATATGCTTGCTGTTTATAAAGGTCTAGCCAACGTACAAGACAAAAGTAAGCAAAATCAAGATCAATTAAATGATGCAATAAATAAAATGGATGCTAGCCCAGCAGTTAAGCTAAAACAAGCACTTGCAGATTTAAAAATAGCGCTTGAGCCCGTTTTAGGTGTAATCGCTGATGTAATTAGTGCTTTTGCGAAATTAGTTTCAGTTCATCCAGCATTAGCGGCAGCTATAACAACGGTTGTAACCGCTCTTGGAATCCTTGTTGGAGCCGTTATGGCTTTAGGTCCTGTATTTATTAGTTTAGCCAGTTATGCCACGTATGCCCAATTGAGCATAGGGGCGGTCGCAGCATCATTTTTTTCTACTATCGCAATTATTATAGGGGTTATCGCTGTAATTGCCGCCTTAGTTGTTGGTATAAGGCATTTATGGAAAACTAATGACTCATTTCGAAATGCTTGTATTAATGCATGGGAAACAATAAAAAACGCGACAACAACAGCAATAGAAGCTATGAAAAATGCATTAAATAGTTTTGGGGATTTTCTTGGGACTATTCCAAGTAAATTTTCAGCTATGGGAAGTGCAATAGGTAGCTTAGTAGGATCTATAAAATCTAAATTTAGTGAGATAGGAGATGCTATTGGAAATACACTCCAAAGCAAGATTTCTTCTTTATCAAATATATTCAGCGGTTTAGGTTCCGCGATTTCTCCAATTGTAGAATTCATTAAATCATCGTTTTCATCGATAGGAAATACAATCGCAACGCTCACACCATTGATTGTCCGCTTAGGATTAACATTTTTAGGTGTAACTGGCCCTGTTGGATGGGTAATTGCAATTATAGCTTCGTTAGGTGCAACGATATTTAAACTTATAAACACGAACGATCAAGCGAAAGAAGCTTTAATGTCAGCGTGGCAAACGGTTCAAGGCGTATTTACTTCTATTGCATCTGTCATTATGCCGATTTTAACTTCACTAGCCCAAGGTTTTATCGATGCATTTGCTCCATTGGCACCAGAGTTTCAAAAGACTGGGCAAATAATCATGGAAAGTTTTGCATCATTACAGCCAGCTTTTGCTGAGTTGGGAACAGCATTTGGAGAATTAGGTTCAACAATTATTAGTTTATTTGGTGAAGTGGTAACGGGAGTTATGCCATTAGCAGCAGATTTATTTAAACTATTTGGAGAAACAGTTCAACAAGTTATGCCACTTGTTACAGACTTAATCAAGTTGTTTACTGATACAACAATTGAATTAATACCTTTAATAACAGAAGTTGTTCAAGAATTAGTACAAATGTATTCAGGATTAGCAGCTGAAGTTATACCTATGCTTGCTCAAGTGGTACAAGAAGTGTTCCCGGTAATCTTAAATGTGATTCAAGCTTCGGTAGGGATTTGGATTGTACTTATAAAAACTTTTGCGGATATTATTGTAATTATTGTACAAGAAGCATTACCGATTTTCCTTACAATATTCCAACAAGTCTTTCCGATCATTGTCTCTATCATTCAAACAACAATTCCAATTGTAATTGAGATTGTAAAGTTGTTTGGTGAAGTTATTAGAATCATAGCTACTACTGTAATTCCACTTATATTACAGGTTGTACAAGCTGTATTTCCGGTAGTAATGGCAATTATCCAAGCTGTTATGCCAATAGTTTCTGCGATTTTACAGGGGTTAGCTTTAGTCATTCAAGGTGTGTTAATTCCAGCAATACAATTTATTTTACAGATTGTACAAGCTGTATTTCCAGCTATAATGGCAATTATCCAGTCTGTTATAGGGATTATCACAAACATAATTAAATTGTTCACATCAGTATTGAAAGGTGATTGGAGCGGTGCTTGGGAAGCGGTAAAAGGGATTACATCTAGTGTGATGTCTCTTATTGGAAATATTATTCAAGGGGCCATGTCCTTAATAGGTTCGATTGTGACTGGTGGATTAAGCCTAGTGCAATCTATTTTCTCAAGTGTTTTAAACGCAGTATGGGGAGTAGTGCAATCTATTTTTAATGGGATTAGTAGTGTGATTTCATCTGTTATGTCAGCTGTTGGAAGTATTATATCAGCCGGATGGAATGCAGCTAGTTCCGCAACATCAAGTGTATTAGATGCCATATATAATACCGTATCAAATATTTGGAATAACATAATTTCATTCTTATCTGGAATTAACCTAACTGACATTGGTCGGAATATTATGGAAGGACTTTTAAACGGGATTTCATCAATGGTCGGGAAAATTTGGGATAAGATTACAGAAACAGCTAGTGGAATTAAAGATAGAATTACAAGTGCACTCGGCATCCATTCACCATCTCGTTGGATGAGAGATATGATAGGTGTTAACTTAGGTAAAGGATTGATTATTGGTATTGATAAGATGAAATCATCTGTCAAAGAGGCAGCATCTAATATGGCTGAGTGGGCGAAACCAAATACAGAAGGAATTGAAAGTTATAGTCAATCAAGACAAGATATAATCTCTTCAGGGTTAACAACATTTGCGGCTAAAATCCAACAACCGATGCATATTACAGTAGTAAGTGAACTGGATGGGCAAGAGGTAGCTAGAAACCAATATTCTTACATTGATCAAATGGGTGGAAAAGAAATACAGTATAAAGAGAAATTTGGATGGTGATTAAATGACAAGCACAGCTCTTTTTAATCCTAATAAAAGTGTTTTTAATTTTAAAATACAGTATAAAAACGGAAAGACTCTACCCATAGATTTACATAATAAAAACTTATGGGTAGAGTCTTTCCAAATCTTTTCGCCTTCACCCGATCATAAAACAGAATCTATTGAAGGGCGTCATGGTTCTATATACTATGGTACAACTTTAAAAGATAGAAAAATAACTGCTACTATATCGATAGAGGCCTTTGATTTTGTTGATTTTGATTTATTTAGGGATGAGATTTTTCAGATGTTTAATCCATTAGAAAAATTTTATATTATAAGGGATTTACAGCCAGGAAAACGTATGGAAGTTTCCGTGGATAGTGAATTCGATATAGATTATGAAACGTTAGAGGACGGTAAGTTTTCAATCGATTTTGTAATACACTCCGTATTTTTGGAATCCATTGGTACAACGATGGATTCTTTTACTTTTGATTCTAATCTTCGGCAAATTGGTCAAGGTTTAATCGCAGAAGATACAAAGTATACGCATAATACTACATCATTCCGTATTTATAATGCGGGAGATATATTAATAGATCCAAAGAATATCCCTTTAAGAATTCGATATACTGGTGCTAGTAAAAATTTGACGATAAAAAACGTAACTACAGGTGATGTTTGGAATTATACAGGTGAGTCTGTAAGTGGAAATGTCATTGAATTAAATGGTATAAAGGCAACGAAAAATGGTACTAGTATTTTTGGAGCTACGAATTGGGAATTAATTAAGTTGAAATCCGGTTGGAATGATTTTATTTTAACCGGTGCAACAGGTAATTTTAAAATAGAATTCGATTTTCGTTTCTATTACTTGTAGGTGAAGAGAAATGTTAGTAGTGAAAGGTATTAATCAACAAGAAGAAATGCTAACAGATTATAAAGAGGTAAAGAGAAAGAGACGTGTGAATGGTGAACACTCTCTTTCTTTTTATTTATTAAATACTCCTAATGTACAACACGCTTACCATCTTGTAGATAAGCGAGCGAGTATCATGGATAAATTTGATGAATATATCGCATTAGGGATTAATAAGCGTGGACATTATGGGAAACTGATTACAGCGCCTCATGTCTTTTTCGATGATATGATGGAGCACCAATACGATTTATATAATGGATACGCTAATTTTAAACAATGTATGGATTTCATTTTTAATGGAACTGATTGGAAGTACATCAATCAAGGAGCGTTTGCAGCAACTAAATTTGAAAACTTCGGTGATGATACACGGTCGGCACTTTTGCAAACAGCTTTGAAGCGTTATGAATCTGAAATGGAAATTAATTATTCATCTAAAACAGTTACATTTAAAAATCAAATTGGAAAAGAAACTGATGCACAGTTCCGTTATGGGCATAATCTTAAAACGTTTGAAGAAGACACAGATATGACTAACTTCGCTACGTACATTAGGGGTTACGGTAAAGATGAAGCTGGCAATGAATTTATGGTGGAATATGAATCACCAATGGCCAAGATTTACGGACGTATTCATCAGAAACCAATCAGGGACGAACGTTATAAAACGAAAGAGACATTATTAGAAGCATGTAAAAAGAATATAAATGATATTCCAGATACAAGATTTAAAGTGAACATTGTTAGTTTAATAGAAAATGGGTTATCACCACTTCATAAATTTAATTTAGGTGACTATGTATACATGCTGTATGAAGAAGCAGATGTAAAAGTGAAAATTCGAGTCATTGAGATTGAAGATGATCCAACAGACCCGACGAAGAGTCCTATTGTTGAGTTATCGACATTTAAGGAATTAAAGACTATGAGTTCGGTTCAAGCGCAGTTTCAACAAACGCAAAAACAAGTACAACAGCTGTTAGATGATGGCGGAAATTTAAATCTATCTTTAAAACGACTGTACATGAACACAGAAACGTTTGCTGACAATACTGGGATTTATTATATAGACCCTAACAATCCAAACGCATACGTCCATATTGGTGCAGGAGGCCTCGATATTCATGGAGGTCTTGTTCGCGTGGAGCGAAAAGATGGTTTCGCAACAATCATAGATGGTTATTTACAATATGGTTTTGATATCGCAGGTCACTATCCTCCGTATCGTGGGATTAATGTAGTAGAAGATGGTTGGTGGCTAACCACAACGCACGATGTCTTGGATAATTGTCAGTTTTATACGTTTGAACATAAAACAAGGTACGTCAAAGTAGCGACACAAATTTTCACGGAGGAAGGTGGAGAAGTAGAAATCGCAATGATTGCTGGTGATGGTAAAACCGTAATGAGCAGCGCAGCTTCAAAACAAACATCCTCACCAGAGAATGATGGATTTGAACTTAGCTTTGATTTAGGTGTTCCAACTGGTAATCTGAAAAGCTTTTATTTACGAATGAGGAATAAGATTAAAGGAAAGAAAGGCTATGCACGGGTATTCCGTGTGTGGTTAGAAAAATAATAAAACTATTAAAAAACGAATTTTATTAAAAGGTGGTGTTTAATTTGGACTCTAACGCACTTACACCAAAAAAATTAGAACTATATATCACTCCGGAAAATTCTTTGTATGGAAGAGACTATAGGAACAAAGAAAACGAGAATAAGCATCGAATAATGCGATCTGTAAATGGTCAGGTTGAATATTTAAATCACACGGTAACTGAGCAAAATGCGCGTATAGAGAACTTAGTAATAAACGAATCTGGTAATTCTAACCCTGAAGTCATAGATGCTCGGGTAGATCCAGATGGAACTACACATCCGTCTTTGCGTGCAAAACTAAACAATGACAATCAAAAGGTTCAAGAAAATTTCTCTGAAGTAGACGAACGTTTGAATAATTTAAAGGTAGACATAACGACTTGTGGGGCAATTCCGGATGGTGAAACCGATATAAAACAAGCAGTGCAGGTAGCCTTATCTAAAGCTAAGTTTGAAGTGCACTTTCCACCAGGTGTATACTACTTGTCCGATACAGTTATTATAAATAAAAAAATCAGTATTACAGGTAACAACGCAACAATTGTGTTGGGTAGAGAGTTTAATGGAAAAGAAACTGTATGTGTTTTTGATTTTCAAGAAAGAGGTTCACAGGTAATAGGGATCACTGTTGAAAATCCTTATCTTGTTAAAGGTGAGAAAAACAATATTTGTTTCAAATTCCAAAAAGGGCGTAATAAAGTAAGGCAATGCGATTTTTATAACTTACATTGGCAAGGAAATAACTTAAATGCTGCCATCGCTTTCCTTGTGGGCGGAGAAGGCGGAAATATAGTTGAAGATTGTTATGCTGACAATTGTCCGGGGTTAGCATTTACACAACAATCTTATGACAAGTTCCAAAATTGTCATGCAAACGATCCTTACGATGTAAGCTTTGTTACAAATGGTCCAGATAGTGTGAACTGTATTATACAAAACAACACTGTCTATGCGAGTGGGAAAAATAAATGTAGTGGACATATTGCAGCTGAACAAGGAGCAAGTCATTTCATCTTTTCTAATAATACAATTAGAGGAATTGTTGATGGGTATGGGATAGGCGCAGTACACGTAGGAAGTACAATTTGGGGTGTAGGTAAACATGGCATAATTTCAAATAACATAATAGATGGGCGTTCTTTACAATCGCAAAATCCACCAAGTGGTATAGTAGTTCATGATAATTACGATTACATCAAAATCAGCAATAATGCAATTGTAAATCTCGGTGTATCCTCTGTCGGGTTACCAACTTTATTAAGTATTAATGCTAACAATAATATTGTCGATAGTAACTATTTTGAGTCTGAAAGAATTTCTAACTATGTAATTATCTACGGAGCAACAAAAGCAGAGTTAGTGTTTAGGAATAATAGATTCGCAAGCCAAAATAGTAATACAGTATTCATTAGCTTTGCTAATTTCGTTTTAAAAGGCACTATTATTTTGCAAGGTAATACTTTTTTGAAAGGCGCTGAAGGAATTTCTACAGCTAATATTTTATTAGATAGTGCAGCGAACATTATTCTGGAAAACAACAATGCAGAATCAACAAAGGCCGTATACAATGTAACGAATACATTTGGTAGTTTTGTTACGGAACGTTTCTTTATAACCGCACCATTCGCTTATAATAAACCGCATTATTTATCTATTTTAGGGCATAAAGAAATGTATTCTAACAACGCAACTCCAACGAGCGGGTATTGGCAACCAGGGCATAAAATTTGGATAATTAATCCTGATCAAAATAGTGAAGTTGGATATGTATGCACTAGTCCAGGAACACCCGGTATTTGGAGAAAATTCGGAGACAAAGGAGTGTAATATAATGGCTTTATTAGTAGATAAAATTATTATAAATGGAGTAGAGGTACGAAATGCATATGCTAGGGTTGATACTATACAGGGGAATAAAAATAAAATCGAGTTCTCTTTAAACTATTATGTTAATAGAGAGCAGTATCAAGGCGGATTCGGATATTTAAAACAAGAATTGTTTTCATATAAACCTGATATCTCGGATACATCAGTTAATTTTTTCAAACAATCATATGATTTCCTGAAAACATTAGAAACGTTTAAAAATGCTCTAAATGTTGAGGAATAACTTTGAATAAAATACGGCTTTGAGTAAATTCAATTCATAGATCAAGAGGAGCGATTGTGCTTCTCTTTTTATTTTGAGGAGATGATCAGTGTGAAACGAATAGTAGACCAAGCAATTTATGAAAAGCATGTTAGCCAAGAAAACAAAAACCTAGTCAAAGATTTTCTTATCGAAAAGAAAGCACAAGGAAAAGCGGCAAGCACTTTACAGCAATATCATTGGGACTTACGAATTATTTTGTTTCTAATACATCAACACTTCGAAAATAAAAATCTTATTGAATTAACACGAAAAGACATTCGCAATTTATCTATTATTTTTCAAGAGCTGGGAATGTCTAATGCACGTATGAATGGATTAATGAGTGCATTAAGGTCCGCGTTAGAATTTTGTGCGGACGATGACGACTATGATTATGAATTTAATGTAGGTTCACGGGTCCGGGGATTACCTAAAAATCCAGTCAGAGAAATTACTTTTATTACTGAAGAACAAATTGAGTGGTTAATCGATGAATTACTTAAACAAGAAAAATATATGTTAGCAACTTATTTGGCACTTTCTTACTACAGTGCAGCAAGAAAGAATGAGGTTTATCAGGTTCAAAAAGAAGAGCTAACAGAACGCTACTTTACAAATGTAGTACGTGGTAAGCGAGGCAAGAAATTCAGATTATATTACAATCCCCGAGTACAGAAATGTATTCGTTTATATATAAATCAACGAGGTAAAGATACTATTCCAGATTTGTTTGTGCGTGTTTATAAGAATGGTGGTCGAAAACTGTTAAATAAAAGCGTATTTAATTACTGGTGCAAGATATTCGCTAAAATGCTATACGAAAAAGAAGGTAAAGAATTTAAAATCAATCCTCACTGTTTCCGTCATAGCAGATTAGATAATTTGAAAGTACAAGGCGTACCACTAGAAAAGTTAAAATCTCTCGCAAATCATTCAGATATATCAACAACACAGTCTTATTTAAAGGATAGAAGCGAAGAGGATATTGCTGACATTTTTGGGATGGACCCAAGTTGCTTTGCAGCCTAAAAGGAGGATGAATAGATGCCAGAACAAAAACATGATGACTTCAAGGAATTATTAGTTGGATTAACAAGAGTTGAAACTAAGCTAGATACACTCGGCAATGTTAAGGATGTTGCAATTGAAGCACAACAGTCAGCAAAAAGCGCTCATTTAAGGGTTGATCGATTAGATAAGTTAGTATTTTGGATTGGTACTACAGTAATTGGAGCTATTATCACCGGTGGGATAATGGCTCTTTTTAAATTCGCAGGAAAGTGATCGTATATACGGTCACTTTTTTTATTGAAAGGAGGTGAGAGTATGAAAAGTTTCGATGCAGCTTCAATTAGTCGTTATGTCGTATTAGTAATCGCTGTTATTAATAGTGTCTTAAATCTTGTGGGATACCAAACGATTGATGACAAAATCACAAACGATTTAGTCGCTGTAATTACAGGGGCATTCACTTTGTATGTGGCTTGGAAAAACAACTATTTAAGCAACAAAGGGTTACAACAAAAAGATGTATTAGAAAAAAATAACTTACACTAAAAGGAGATGTTGAATAATGGGTTGTTTCGCAGGTTCAGGTGGTCATAATCAAAAGGTACCGGGAGCAAATAGTCAATACGGAATCGAGCATGTGGAAGATAGACGTTTCTTAGATGCTGTTGCTAAATATGTACAGGCAGCAGGATGGAAATATGTCAATTGTTCTGATGAAGTAGGAACGACAAAATATGATGTTTGGAATAATGCGGCTAATAATCACTTGCGTGTTAAAGATAGTAATGTAGACTGTCAGTTTCATTTAAATGCTACTCCAGGGGGGACAGGTTGTGAAGTATGGTTACACCCTTCATACGGAAACAGAGAATTAGCAGCAAAGATTTCAAAAGCAATGGCTGATGCATTCGGATTAAGAGATCGAGGAATCAAATTCTCTACTGAATTAGGATGGATTAATAAAACTAAAACGGGGCTATTACCTGAAATTTGCTTTATCGATAATGAAACAGATATGCAAAAGTACCGTGCTAATTTCGATAAAGCAGCTAAAGCTGTGGCTGAGGTCATTGTTGGTAAATCAATTCAATCTTCCGGTACAAGTCAACCTACTACATCATCTAAACAAAACATCATCCAAACAGGTGCTTTTTCACCGTATGAAGTGCCTGATACGATGGGAGCATTAACATCGTTAAAAATGGCAGCGGACTTCAAATTACAATCAGATGGATTAACGTATTTCATTTCTGATCCAACATCAGATTCGCAATTAAACGGTATGAAAGGTTGGCTTGACCGAAAAGGTTGGTATTATGACGTTAAATAAAACAAAAGAATAGTTTTATGAATAAAAATTGTCACCTGATTCTATATGCAGATAATTAAATCTTGATTTCCGTATTTATAGATGTTAGTGTAAATATACACCGGTTCTTATTTATCTATGAGTAGTGTCTGTAGAACGAATAGAATAATTTTAAAAAAATCCCCTTTTGCACCCATATGCAGAAGGGGATTTTTAACTTTATGAGATTTAAAATTTACTTTTAGATAATGCTTTTAATATAGGGTTAATGATTTTACTCAATAAACGAAACGCGTTGAAGATTGAACGAGTAACTTTCATAAAGTTAGAATCTCTTTTTATTTTAAACACCTACTTTCGCAATTCCGCTTGTAAAATAAAGTTGTCTTTCATGCTACCTTTATATGTATACATGATTCCGTTCTTTTTATATGACTTAGAATAATCCTTACTGAATATTTTTTCATCACTTATACCAAGTTCTTGTTTAACTAGATTACGATCACCAAAGCTTAATGAATCATCCATTGTTCCTATTAATAGCAAGAATGCAAACTTGAAATCTTCTTGTTCAGTTAAATAAGCATTTGGAGTCATACCAAGCGAAGCTTTTGTTATATGCTTATCTTTATTAGTGTCCAAGAAAATAATAATATTATTTGATAAAGAAAGAGAGGTTCTCCCATCATCTAAAATTTCAGTTGAGTTAATTTTCAACTTCGTTTTGTCTCCCATTTCTTCCAATGCATTATTTATCCTATTTTTATATTCATCTACTGTTAATGTTGATTTTTTATTTTGTTCTTTTTCAGCCTCTTTTTGTTTCTTTTTTTCTAATTTTTCTTGTTCCTTACGTTGTTTTTCTATTTCTTTATCTTTTTCTTTTTTTTCTTTTTCAGCCTCTTTTTGCTGTTTCTTCTCTAATTTCTCTTGTTCTTTTTGTAGTTTTTCTTCTTCTTTAGCTTGTTTTTGTTCTGGTGTTGTATTGCAGGCAGATAAACCGATAGTAAAAGATATTGCTACAATTAGTAGTAAATACTTTTTCAAAATGAACCCTCCTAAATATGGATTTAAATAAATCATTATCCAGTATATCAAATAATTAGATAGTAATTAGTGAAAAATTATCTCAGAAAGGTATTTTACATTACTTCGAGTCCATGCGTTGTAAACGTAAAATAAAAAATGCCGACTTCTATATGGAGTCGGCATTTTTTGCTTTTTCTAGTAAGGTAATAATTTGATTATATCTTTCTCTCAAATCGTTTAATGAGAAATTATTTATAGTAGCATTATTTATAAAGAAGTTTCTATGAGAATGCCATTCATATAATAGATGAGATATTTTTTTCTGGTTTGGATGATCTAATAATAAGGAAGCTATTTCTTTTTGTGTTTTAAAAATATTTCTAATTAATTGGTCTTTTTCATATGCTGTCTGATTAGTTATCATAATAGAACCCCTCCTTCTTTTAATGGTTATTTTTTAAAATTTTTATTGCTCGTGGCTTTGATTGGTCCCTTTGAATAAATCCTTTTTCTTCAAGTTTTAATAAATGACTATGGATTGTAGAAGGGGAAGATATTCCTATTCCTTCACCAATTTCTCTAATAGATGGTGGATAACCGTATTCTTGTATTCGTTGCTGTAGAAAGTTTAGAATCTGAGATTGTCTTGTTGTTAGTATCATGAATAATGGCTCCTTATATAGGAAATATTTAACTGTATAATAACAAAAATATGCATATAAATCAAACGTACGTTCTATGTATAAAGGAAATCAGGTTGGTAATAATGGGTAATGTTTGTAAAATATAAACGTTTTGTGTTGTCAAGGTAATATAATCACACTTATAATGAAAGAGATATATAAATTCTTAATTTATAGTAAGAGTTTAAGGGGGAATACTATATGAACAACCTTGATGCATTACAACTAATGATTACTAAAGATTTAGGCGAACTTAATGATAAACGTAAAGGATTATTGTTAGAAAAACTTGGTGATTATTATAAAAATCACGATTCTCAAGCTCCCGAAAAAATTCTATTTATGTATAACAGCCCTGAAGATGAACAAGATGAAGATGGACGCATTAACGTTAGCGATGGGCTGATAATTGCATCTGATGAGATTACATTTTTAAAATCAGTAGAAGGAGAAAACGCAATAGATGTCAAAAGTATAGAATCTATAGTTAAGCAAATCGTCAATGTTTTATTATTAGACGAAGATAAGTTAGGCATATCTATGGAGCTTGTACATAATATATCTATAGAGGGTAATTCTGCTGAAAAATCATTGGAGATGTTCGGAACATTTGGTATTCCAAATGTTAAAGCAACAGGAGTTAACCTTTTAGTACAGGAAATGAATTATAATAGTGAATTCACGATGAGACCACTAGTGAAAAAACCAGATGAATTTGTTTGTATTGAAAAGACAAGATATATAAATGAAATATCAGTTGGGGATTTAGAATCAGTAATAGTAAAAGCTATTGAAGAATTTAATGGTAGAAAGCAAATCATTATTCAGTCTAAATCCTAAATCCTAAATTAAAGGATGATTATCTATGAATAATAAAAATTTTAATAATGAAGAAAAGAAGAAAAAACTTTCCCCAGAAGAGAGGGCGGCTAATATGAGGCTCTATCTTGAAAAACTATCTAACATGGATTACTCTGGCTATTTGCCAGAAGAATCTTATCATGTTCATGAGAAAATGAGGGGGAAGTATAGTGAATAAAAGTTCGTTATTTTTAATTAATAAAGATCTAGAAGCTCTCCCTTTTCCGAAAGAAGCGTTTGTAGATACAAATGTTATTTTAGAAATGTTCTTAAAACGAAAGTTTAAAGATGATTGGCTGGAGTTTTTTGTTAAAGGGGCTTTAGAGGAAACTGATTTTATTTACACGCATCATACATTGCGTGAAATCAGAAACGTTTTGAATTTCCAGATACATACAAAAAGGGCTGAAGAATTAAACGTCCCACCATTTAGAGATACACCAGCATGGAAAGTACTTGAGAATAGCAATCAATATAACTTTAGTGGTGAAGTAAGTTCTAAAATGGATGAGGTTAAAATTTATTTAGATTCAGCTGGGTTTACGTTCAAACAAGTTCCTAGTACGAGTGATATGCTTGAATTAGAAAGCAAGTATGCGTCGCAGTATGATTTAGGTCCTGGCGATGCAGCTATAGCGGCTGAAATGGATGTTTTAGGTATTAATTCTATTTGTTCTAACGATGGGGGATTTTTCAAAACAGACGACTTTAATATATATTCCCCTACAGATAGAGCTTGGAAAATAGCAAGTAGAAGAAAAGGAATTCTAAAACCTTATAAATCTTTATTGCCTCAAAGTAAATAACAAGAATCTATATTTAATAGATTCTTGTTATTTTTTATATAAAAAAATGTGTACATGGTAGAGAATTAAACC